AAAATACCCAGCACAGAGACAGTATGCAAAGGCTATTACCTTTGGAATTATGTATCAAGCAGGACCTGCAAAAATCGCAGAGACAGTTAATAAAGACTCAGTACCAGGAGAAGAAATAAGTATTCCGCAAGCTAAATTATTCATTAATAAATACTTCAACGAAGCAAGAGCACTAAAACGTTTTATAGATGCCTCAAATCAACAGATAGAAAATTATGCTTATATATATTCTTTTTTTGGTAGAAAGCGTAGACTTCCAGAATCTAAGTCACCAAACCCAGGAGTAGCAAAACACGCAGTACGCTCAGGTGTTAACTTCTTAGTTCAAAGTGTGGCTTCAGATATTAATATTATGGGTGTTATTGATCTGATAAAGTGGGTTGATGAGAATAATTATCACAATGATATCTTACCTTTTACTGTGGTTCATGACTCTATTGTATCAGAGGTTAGAGAAGATTTGATAGATATTTATATTCAAAATGCTAGAGAGTGTATACAGAGGGATCGAGGACTTAGCATACCCAACTGCCCTATTAAAGTTGATTTTGAGGTTGGGCCAAGTTGGGGGGAGTTGAATGAACTCTAAAACTTTTACCGCTGCAGCAATTATCATTGGAGCCCTGACAACAAGTAAAATCTCTCTTGGGGATATTTTTAGTGGAAAAACTCCCCACAATCATATTGAGTGTATGGCAAAAAATATATATTTTGAGGCTAAATCTCAATCACTTGTTGGTCAACTTGCTGTTGGATTAGTAGTATTAAATAGAGTAAAAAGTAAACACTTTCCCGATGATGTATGTAAAGTTGTTTATCAAGGGCCAGTTAAAGAATCTTGGAAGACAAAGAAATACCCTAACCTCCCTAAAGAATTAAGAAAATATTATCCTGTAAGACATCGGTGTCAGTTTAGTTGGTATTGTGACGGTTTTAAAGATGTAATAAAAGAACCCTCAGTTTATGCAAATATAGTATCAGTAGCTACAAAACTTATGGGAGATGTTTACGATTTTACTGATGGAGCTACTCATTATCATGCTACTTACGTCTCTCCTGAATGGGCTAATTTAGAAATAGCATTTACTATAGATGACCACATATTTTACAGACCTAAAAAGAAATGATTCAATACCCTATATTTTGTTTAAGAAAAAAACCATACAATATCAAGATTGATACAACAACGATTAAAATAAAGAGACAAGCACACTCACACTATGAAACTGTGGATGATAGAACTCTTGGCGGTGATTACTTTATGAGACTTTTACAAATGGAGCATCGAATAAGATTTGATTTTACTTGTAGTAACTTACAAGAGATTATTTTATCAGATTGTAGATGGGGAATAGATTCTAGTGCAAAAATTCACGAATTACCTAGTTATAACAAAATTAGAAGTCAAACAAGAAAAATAGTCAGAGCATATAAGAACAGCATCTGGTTGCACAGAATATCTTATCCGTTTAAAATTAAAACACAGGAAAATTTAAAAGGATCTGTCGAAGGAAAATTTGTTGATATAATAAAGATTGAGGATAGATGGTTTATAAAACGGTTTCTAGATCAATAAATAAAAGCTGTTTAAATGAGAATATGATGGAAAGACTAGCAACACCAATAGAATACATTTTAGAGACAGAAAAATACCTAAATATGGTTGAAGACGGAAGTAGATGGATCAATGTAAATGGTCATGATATTTTTGGTTATTGCAGATATGCAAAGTTTTATGAATTAATGGTTAGAAGTGCAAAAGGACCCTGCGTATTTGTGGAAGTTGGAAGTTTTTTAGGTCAATCAACTGCTATATTAAGTTATTTAATTGATAAATATAAAAAACCAATCGTTATTGATTGTGTAGACATTTTTGATTTATCTGATTTTAGTGACGGTGAACACAAAAGATATATAGGACAACTAAAAGGTAAATTTTTTGAAACATTTTTAGAAAATATGAAAAAATCTAAAACAATTCATAACATTAGATATATTCATAAAGGAACTTCTGTTGAAATAGCAAAAAAGTATCCAGAGCATTCTATAGATTTAGTATACTTAGATGCTTCACATTTAAAAGAACATCTTTTATTGGATTTAAACTCTTGGACTCCTAAACTTAAAAAACATGGAGTTGTTGCTGGTGATGATTTAGATCATAAAGGTGTTTATGAGGCTTTAGAAGAGTTTTTTGAAACAGACGAAAAAGGTATCAAAAATTCTAGAGGTACAAATTTTGGAACATGGGCTGTAGTCAAACAATGAAAAAAGCAAAAGTAAAAAAGATTTATCTTTCAGATAAGATATACATTAAAAAAACAGATGTTGAGGATGAAGACACATTAGCTTCTCTTTTTACATATGATACAGGTGAAGATATTCTTCAAACCTACGATGAGACTGACACTCATTTTATTTTACCATCAAATAGCTTTGGTAAGCTAGATTATGATTCTGTTTCTGATAAAAGAACCTACATTACTGCAAAAAGTAACCTCTCATTTGCTGGTAAACTGAGGTGGGAGCAAAAAGAAGTTGTAGACAAGTTTCATACAAAAGGTAGAGCTAGAAGTGGGATAATTCAAGCTCCTTGTGGATGGGGCAAGACATTTACTGGTGTAGATATAATCGCAAGAAATAATGTTACAACTCTTGTTATGGTGCATACTAAACTTTTATTCAGACAATGGATTGAAGAATTAGAAAGACAAGTTCCAGGAGTAAAGATAGGTAAAGTAGGAGATGGGTTATTCGATATACAAGACATTACAGTTGGCATATATAAAAGTGTTTATAATAATCTTAGTAGCATGCGTGATAGTTTTTCATTAGTTTTAGTTGATGAAGCACACCTATGTCCAGCAGAATTATTTAGCACTGCATTAAACAATCTTAGTGCAAAAATTAAGATAGGAATAACAGCTACACCAAAAAGAAAAGACGGAAAGCACGTGTTTTTAGCTGACTATTTTACAAAGTTTATGGTTACAGCTAGAGACCCAAGAAAATTACAAGATCCTATAGTTTTGGTTAAAAGAACAGATTTTAGGTTTCCAGTTATAGATCCAAAACGTGATTGGTCGCGCCAGTTGAACAAATTATGCAGTAATCAAGATTACTTGGCAGCTATCTCAAATATGGCAATTCAACTTATAGGTCAAAAACGATGTCCTTTGATTCTTGGTGAGAGAGTTCAGATGCTCAAAGACTTACAAGGAATGATAAAAAATAGTATATGTTTAATAGGAGAAACAGATGAATCAACTAGAAAAGACGTTCTTCAAAATGTTGGAGGAAAGTATAAAGCAGTCTTATCAACCAAACTCTTCGACGAAGGCATCAGTTGTCATCGTCTTGATACTCTTATTATCACTTGCCCTAACAATAATCCTATAAAGTTAGAGCAAAGAATAGGTAGGATAATAAGAGAACATCCTGATAAACAAGTGCCTATGGTGGTAGACTTTTGGCTTAGTGGGCCAATAGTATCTAGACAACAAGCAAAAAGACTAGAGTGGTATCAGCAACGTGGCTATTATATACTTTAATTGGTACGAGTTACACACAAAAGCAAAGGGCGACCCTGCTGGAATAATTATCTTGACTTATGGTCTAACCTTAAGTTATACTGTAAGTACTTCTCAATACTTGATGAAAAAATTAAATATAAATCACATTCCTATTTTTCTATTTAAAAAAAACTATTTAATAGTAACAAAGGATAAAAAGGTAAAAATTAATGTTAAAACTGAAGATGCTCAAAGCTATTTTACATACGATAAATTTTTGTTTGCAAGAGTCTCGGCAAGACAAAAAGCGCTGTATTTGCGAGCATTATCCATGCGAGCACTCGACAGCAGCAGAGATTTTGTGCCACGAGTACTATTTAATAACATAACACATAACCCTTTTTTAAAAGTAACAGAAGATAAAATACATTTTATATACGAGTCTCCGAGAGGAGATACCTAAACTAAAGAACCAACGTTCACAAGGAGGATACTATGGTAGCTTGGGATAAAGCAAGAGGAAAACAAAGCACTGGATCAAGCCAGCGCAAAGAAATCGAGAGATTAGCTCTCTCAATTGGTGATACTAAAGTTAGGTTGATAGGCGATGTAATGCCTAGATACTGTTACTGGGTTGTCACTACTGAAGGTAAAAAAATGCCTGTAGAATGTCTTAGCTTTTCAAGAGAAACTGAGTCATTTGATAATAACGCTCAAGATCCTTTCAAGGAGATTGACACTGCAATATATTCAGACAAACCGCAATTTTCATATGTCTGTAATGTAATTGATAGAACAGACGGTAAAATTAAACTGTTCGATTTAAGAGCAACTATTTATTCTCAAATAGTAGACTATGCTTCTAACCCTGAATATGGTAACCCTGCTGATGCAATAAAAGGTTATGATCTTACTATAAAGAAAGAGAAGACAGGGCCACTTCCGCAAAATGTTAAGTATACTGTAGTTCCTGCAAGAAGCAATATTGCCTTAACTGAGGATGAGCAAAATCTAGAGCTATTTGAACTAGATAGAATCTATAAGCGTCAAACTTATGATGAGCAGAAAGAGTGGTTATTACAGAATACTGCATTCTTTTCCGCAGAAGCTGGTGATGAGTTTAAGGCTGTAGAAGATGTTGAGGACTTAGCATAAATGAAAAAAAAGTTATCTGATTTAGTTAGTAATACAATAACTAGCGAAGGTAGCACAGACAATGCTCCAAAGGGAAAAAACTTTGGAGCATTTACTGATGTTACTGGTGATCAAGCAAAAATTGATCTTAATATACTGAGAAAATATAATGTTTTCTTTGCAACCCCGTGTTACGGGGGAAACCTAACGGATCAGTACTTTTTAAGTATGTTTCGTTGCACACAAACGATGATGAAAAATGGTATAAATTTTAGGATAACAACACTAAGAAATGAATCATTAGTTACTAGGGCTAGAAATATTCTATCAGCAATGTTTATGGAAAGTGATTGTACTCATTTATTTTTTGTTGATGCTGATATAGAATTTGATGCAGAGTCAGTATTAAGAGCTTTAGCTTTTGATAAAGATATAATCGCAGGTGCTTATCCTAAAAAAGCACTACCTGTACAATACGCAATGAATTTTAAATTTATTGATCCTACTAAAGGACAGATTAGAGTTCAGAACGGAGCTGCTGAAGTATTAGATGCATCAACTGGTTTTTTCTGTATAAAGAAAAATGTATTCGATAAAATGAGAGAAGCATACCCAGAACTGCATTATAAAAATGACTCTAACATAGACAAGAAGTACAATAAATATTGTTATTCATTTTTTGATACAATTCATGATAAATCAGATAATAGATATTTGTCAGAAGATTACACTTTCTGTAGAAGATGGCAAGCTATCGGTGGGGAAATCTGGATGGATTTATCTACAAAACTTAATCATGTGGGTAGTTACACTTTTGAAGGTGATCTCAGTAAGATAATAAATACGGGAGCACGAAAGTGAAAAAGGGAATAGTAGTAAAAAAGAATGTATTTCAAGCTGAAGAAGTAAAAGCAATACATGATTTTATCATAAAAAATGATGTACTATTTAGTAATCCTGTATTTACAGCTGGGCAACAAATTGTTGATTTTATAGGATCTACAATACCTTTTAAAAGATTAGATAATAACTCACAAGAAATGTTTGGTATTAAACAGTTTTTAAACACTGTTAGATTCTTTACTCAAAAAATTATCCACGAAAGATCTGGAGAGTTACATATACCTGATAATACTGAACTGGTAAAGTGGAAAGAGGGTAGAGAGATGGGTCTCCATTCAGATAACTCTTGGCCAGACGGCTCTCAGCAAGATCACCCTACTAACTTTAGAACATGGTCTGGTATATTTTATATCAATGATGATTATGAAGGCGGTGAGATTGAGTTTCCATATAAAAAATATATGTATAAACCTAGAGCAAACTCTCTAGTAGTATTCCCTTCTACAAGTGATTATCTTCACGGGGTGAAAAAGATTACTAAAGGAACTAGATATACAGTGGCTATGTGGTTTACGCAAGACTTTGCTCACATTGAAGTTTAAACGCAACTGTGACGTAACCAAAACTGCGGAACTACGTTCCTAGCTGTGGCACTCCGTGCCAGCCCTTGAGCAAGTGTTCGAGCGGTGTTCAATAGCTTTTCAACTGCTGTTGTAACTTTGTTCATTTGCTATTCAACATTTTTAGCATATTTTAGAGGACATGGCAATGACAAAAATTTTATGTAGTGCTGACTGGCACATACTTTTACACAAAAAGAAGGTTCCATATGATTGGCAAGTGGCTAGATTTAAAGCTATGTTCAGAAAGCTAATTGCACTAGAACAGCGATGTGATGTGCATATTATTGCTGGTGACATATTTGATAAAAAACCAGAGCCAGATGAAATCTGTTTATTTTTAAGCTATATCAATTCAGTCACAATTCCTACATACATCATCCCTGGCAATCACGAAGCCACTAGAAAAGGAGAATCATTTTTTGAATATTTTACTCAAGAGAATGCCATCAAGAATGAGAACGTCACTGTGTTTACTAGAAACGGACGTGCGAGTGTTGGTCAAGCGCATTTTTGCTTTTTTCCGTATGGGGAAATGCAAAAAAATAATCTACCAGAGTATGTGGAAGGCGACATACTCGTTACACATATTCGTGGAGAAGTGCCACCGCATGTATCGCCAGAATTTGACTTTTCCCGTCTCGCTCCTTGGCGCTTATGTTTACTTGGCGATTTACACTTTAATCATC